AGGCCAGCTTCTGCTCGTAGGAGCGGAAATCTTCCGAATAGTCCAATCCGTTCTTTTTCTTGAATCTCCAGACGACACCCAATTCCATGAGGTTCTCGTCCAGAACTCCGACATCGGAATCAGCGGCCCACGCCGATTGATTGGTCCCGGAACTGGATTGACAGAAATATGTGGACTGATATTCGAACACCCATGTGTTGCCCGCAGAAGGCGCTGGGTAGGCGTAGAGCTTCCCGCCGAATATCCTATAGCTGGGGTAAGGCCCGGTCGCTGTGCGAGCCTTTAAAGCCTGCCACTCGATCGGCGACAACGGCCCTGTCACCGGCTGCGTCAGCGTTCGATCCCAGAACGTCGAACTGGTGATGTAGGAAAAACCCGGCGCAAGCGTTGTCATAACGCCTTGGAGTTCCGCCGCGAGACTTGTGTGGGTCTTCTCGATCTGGGTCGCAGGCCACGAAAAACGGTCTAGCACTTCCCGCCCTTCGGTCTGTGCCAGGGACAGCAAAGTCCTGACGTTCTGATCGACTGAAGCGATAACAACAGACGGGCGCGTCAGGCCGATTGTGTCGGTAGCGTTCTGAACAAGGGTTAAAAGCGTCATTTATTCCTCTTTTCTCGGCCTGCCGCGCTTCTTAGGGGCGTTATCGAGACGCTCCAGCAAATCCTCAATCTGGCGGTCCTTCTTGTTAACAGCCTCGACCAAGGACTCCATTTTGATCTTCAGCGATGCTACTTCCTCGGAAGCCTTGTTGCTCTCGGCAGAGTCCAAATAGGACTTCGCCTTCTCGACCATCGCAACGCCGCCCATGCCCAGTTTACGGATTGTATCGGCGTTGGCCGAAGCTAAATCCTGAATGGTGCGGATTGTGGCGTTCTGGCACGTCTTCAATTGCGCGGGCGTCACGCCCGGCCAGTTCTTCAAATCAGTTCCATTTACGGGAGCCTCGCGGCCCTCTTTCCACGCCTCGTAGGCGGTGAAAGCGAACGGCGATGGCGGTTTGCGCCGGTTGTCGCCGTGACGCCACTCATGGAGTAATGAGTCTGTGATCTGCTTATCGACCACCAAGCCGCCACCCGGCATCGTGATGATAGCGAATTCAACATCCTTGAAAATCGGCATACCTTGAGCAATGGTCTGCTCACGGTCTTCCTCCGGTCGAAGCTCGAAATCGACATAAAATCCATGTCTTTCTTCCGCCATCATATCGACCATTTTTTTCCCTTTGAAATTAAAGAAGGGGGTGCCTCACCGAGACACCCCCGACTAAAGTTAAGCAGAGCTTCCGTCATCCATGAACGGACGCTGAATCTCGAATTCAGCAAGACCCGTAGATGGCGTATCGATTGCGCTTGCGCCCTTGGCGAGTTTAACACGATCACCAGAGACAACAGCATCATCGATGCTGCCAGCCGTGGCAGTGGCGTAGACAAGGCCGTTGTCTGCGTAACTGGCGAGACACTTGCCAACCGCCTTACCGCCGATCTGATACCAGCCGTATGAACTGGCAACATTGATCGACATTGAGGCGGCAACCGGGCCGATGGCATTAGCCGCCAGAAGCGCGGTTGAATTGTCGTCGGCGTTGTACGTCACAAAGGAGCCAAGCACAGTCGATGCGACTCCCTTGAGATAAACGAACTCACCGGCACCATAAGCGGTGGAAGCGCGATCCACAGCCTCGACAATGGTTCCGAGTGGCTGGTTTTGAGTTGTCGAGGTGTCCGCGATATTCTGCGTCCCGACAATCGGATTGACGATTTGATAGTCAGACATGATTTTTTCCTTTCAGGAAATAGAGTTTGAATGAAAGCAATTAAGCCTTCATTACACCCTGAAGTGAACGGTTCGAGACGGTCATATTGCCCTGCCAGATGATGGGCAAAACCTGGGCATCCTGGTTAACCGACGACTTTTCGGGGACTTCCGTCCAATTCGCGTCACGATGGGCGCAAATACCGAGATAGTCGGTGTTCAGGAAATACGCATGAGCGTCCGGCATTCCAGCCGCCGAACTGTCATACACCACGTCCGCGCCCTTGTACTTCAAGGACGTAGTACCGGTTTTCAGATCGGTCGTGTTCGTATAACGCTGGATGCTGGTCTGACTATTGTCGAAGAACGTGAAGTAAGTATCGTCCATGACAATAAGATCAGGCATGTCGTTGTTACGTGTCAGGTTGAGCCACAATGGGAGCATGAGGCTTTCGATAGTGGTCGAGCTTGGCGTGATAGCCCCACCGCCCTGCAACGGGCTGGCCGCAGATTGAAGGATGTTTTTCCAGAAGGTGTAAGTCCCGGAGACAATCCCGCCAACAGTTCCCGTACCGGCATCTGAGACGAGAGCCTGCAAACCGTTGATCTGGTTGGCAGTGGTGCCGTCGCTGTAGATGTCGGTCGAGAAGTTGTTGCCAGCGGTACGCATGGCATTCTTCAACTTGTTCTTCACAAGTTTGATAACGCCTTCCTTGCCGCTGTTCTGCCGAATTTCCAATCCAGACGCCACCACGTTGATGGCGACCTGTTTCCAGGCGAAATTGGCAGCGGTGAACACTTCCGACTGCGCGATGTCGAGCGTGTCATACCCACTATAACGCTGGTAAGTGCCATTCTCCGCATAGTCGAGCGGAATCTGGATTTCCCAGCCACCGGAAATAAGATCAACGCGACCCTTTTCCGTCAGCCGCTGGTGCAAAGCGGTATGGTTCGAGATGTTATCTTCAAGATAAGTGTTCTTGAAGTGACGATATGTTATCGCCGAGATTTCCGTAAACGAACTATTAGCTGGCATGATAGTGACCTTTCAAGTCTAGGCCGTCATGCGGTCGTCCACCAAAGCTCCGATAAAATCATCAACACTTTTCGCTTTCGCAGCACCCGCTGGCAGCGCGCCAGTGGCCTTGATGTTAGTCCCCCCGGCCCTTCTTGCCGCCGTGGCGTCTTTCTTCGCCTTGGCGATCCGCTCGGCTTCAGATTTAGCCTTGCGGTCAACCTCGATCTTCCCGGAAACCTCGTCGTTGGTCGCCAAGGCCATCTTATAGGCCATTTGAAGATATTGGTCGCTCGTCAGGCCGGGCTTACTATCACGCAGAGCCGAAACAATGGGGATCATCTCGCCTTCGAGTTCTCCATAGAAAGGGTTCGCTGTTGCAAAACTTTCTATGACACCCGAAACGACTTGGCCTTCTTGCTCCAACTGCTGGTTCTGCTGTTGTGCGAAATGATTCTCGAAACCTTCGATGCGTTGCCGCATTTCGAGCATTTGAGGATCGACGGCGTATTCACCGCCGCTTTCATTCAAGGCAGAAACCGGAATTCCACGCTGTTCAAGCAGATAGCGCGTAAAACCAACGGGGTCTGCATTTGCATAATCGGAAAGGGCGAAAAGCTGACCTATGGCGGTGCCTTCATCCATCCCATTCATTGCAAACTGCTGACGCCGGGGCGCAATGGCCTGCTCCAGCTTGTCGTAAAATTTCCTCTGTTCTGCCACTTCCATTGTTTTCCGCGTATAGTCCGCTTCTTGCGCCTTGACGCGCTCTGAAATCCATTGCTGGTTTTCAGGCGGCAATGCGTAAAAAGTCTCGCGGTCCTTCGCAGACATGGATTGCGGGGCTGTGATGGTCTGATTATCAGGTTCAGAGCCTTCGCTGTCTGCGTCATCCGTCGCTTCCGCAACGGTATCTCTATCCAGGGGTTTGGAGTCTGTATCATCAGACGCCCCCGATTCTTCAGTGGGCGTGACTTCTGGAGTCGCGGCCTCGGCCTTTGGAGAGCCGATCACGGCATCCTCCGAATTCAAGGCATCGAACTGAGCGCCCATGAAATCATCCATAGACTCCGTTTCGACAACGACATCTTCCACATCATCCGCCATCACGGTTTCCTTTTAAAAGTCAATCTGTCGGGCAATCGCATCCACCGACTTGTCTATTGCCGCGTCCATCGACGCCTCTATTCGCTTTTTGCCGTTCTTCTTAACGTCCTCGAATTCACCTTTTTCGTGAACCCGGCAACCGTGCAACTCCAGATTCTCTCTGTGTTCGCGTCGGCCATCAATGGTCTTGCCTGTTATCGGGCAATCATATGGCTGGTAATCCCCCGCCACATACGGCGCAGCAAGGTGGGACCGCTTCGAAGAATAATCAATCTGGACCCTTCGCAAGCGTGACTTGGCTGTCCATTCGATATCGCCATATTTGTCCCCGTAAACACTCATTGCAGCACCGGCTCGGTTAAATCCTCGTCATCATCGTCCATGACCATCACGGTGGTTTCTGCCAACGGCACCCCTTCGATCCCGCGTGTCGCTGAAACAACTTCATTGATCCGGGCCATTATCTCGGACGCGCGGGCCAAGGCATCTTCAGGGCTGGTCATGTTAACTTCAGGCCCGTTGAATTCAGCCATGATCGCCTTCGCCAGATCCACTTGGCGCTGCTTGTCGGCCTCACTCGCGTCGAATTCCATCTTTTCACGCGCCATCTGCATATCAGCCTGAATCCTCATGCCGACATCAGGTTCAGGCTTCTGTGCCTCGAATTCCTTCAAGGCCATGTCGCGCTCCTTCAAGCCGATCTCCTGCTCCTGGATCATCAGGGACGCTTGCTGGACTTTCGCGTCCAATTGCATCTTATCCTGCTCAATTTGAGCCTTTGCCTGCGCCTCTTGGGCCTTGATCGCGGAATTCTGCTGCTCCATCTGTATCTTCATCTGATCAGCCTGTGCTGCTGCGGCCTGCTCCTGCTGCTGCTGGGCCTGTATCTCCTGACCATCTCCCGCAGCACCATCCTCATTTTCTCCGATCATATCAAGAGCGTCCTCAACTTCACGGCCCATCCTGAACCGCCTGACCGCAGACATTAGCATGGCCTTGGCCGCGTCAAGCGGCAAATATCCTGCCGCAACCGCTGGACCGGCATTGGTGATGAATGTCGAAACCCCGGTCAGCAACTCGGTCACAGACTTCTGATCCATCGCCTGATCCCCGGCAATGGTAGAGTCGGTCTCAATATCAACCCGGTAGGAACGCTGCTTGTCGTCCCGCAAGACTTGCATACACTCGTCCCAAGTCGGTTTTTCAAGTATCTCCTCCAACTGGGGCGGCACCGGCTGCTGTTGCTGGGCCATCATCTGAGCCTGTTGCTGCGCCATCATCTTCTCTTCTGGCGAAGGCAACTTGATATCAGTCATCATGGCAATGCTATCGGTACTAAAATGCTCTGAAATAATCTCCGCAGCAATCCGAACAAGGTCGCGGGCATAACGCTGGATATCGCGGCCCATATCGTCCAGTCGCATGGTCCCGAACTGCACCTTGAGTTGCTGTGCGCCCAATGTCTCGGATGAAGCCGTGGAACCGCGCATGATGTCGGCAATTCCAGTAATTTCATAGATGGTCTTCTTGATTTGCTCACGCTGATTGTAAAGCTCGTTCAAAACACCCGCGATCTTCTCAATCGGCCACATCCAGATGGCCTTGTCCAATCCACCTGACTGCATCAGCGGCAGCACATCCTGTGCGGGGACCATCATGTTCTCCCCAGCGTCCATCAAATTAGACATTTCCGTAATCGTACTATCGTAAATCCCGCGCACTTTACAGGCGGCGATAATTCCAGTC